GTTGACGAGAACCCAGCCGGACGGGTCTGCATTTTCTAAATCAGACCAACTCTTAGCCTCAACAACATCCTCGCTTTCCAGAATCCGACCAATTATATCTTCCGGGTGCCACCGCGTAAAAACTATCAACTGCTGGGAATCATTGTGCAAACGAGTACAAAAGACCTTCGTGTACCAGTCCCAAGCAGTCTGTCTGACCTGCGGACTGTTGGCCTCTGCGCTATCTTTATACAAGTCATCGAGGATTCCAACATCAACGGTCTTGGAAGTAAGGGAACCCCCACGACCAACAACCCTCAACGAGCCGATATGCCCCACTATTTCAAAAACGTCTTGATTCCTCAAATAGTGACTCGACACCGTGACAACATTCGAATTGTTCAAGCAGGTTTCCGGGAATATTGCTTGGTATTTCTGGCAGTCTATGAGCCTTTGCACATCCCGGTTGAAATCTTTCGCGATTGTTGCTGCATACGAACAGATGCACACCTTCAAATCCGGATTCAAACCAAGCATATATGAAGGAAGGAAGCGGCTCGACCCCTGCGACTTTCCGTGCTGGGGCGGTGCTTGGATAATCAGTTTCCTCAACCGCCCCTTCGCAAACATATCCAGAATCCGATAATATGACCGGTGGAACGGTGTCGGCTGAAAGTCCGGTTGAAGATACTGTGCAAACCATAACAAAGAACGCCGCGCCCCTTCCTGCTGAAACAACTCCGGGTGCGCGGATAACATTCTTGTTACTCTTATAGTGTCAATATCCATAATTTTCAAACGGCCCGGCGGCGGTTATTCCGGGCATTTCCCTATTTACACATCTAATCATTTAACGCTGGATTAAAAAAGTTAAACATTCCGCCCTTTTGTTATTCTCCATTCAACGATTCCAGAACCTTCGCTAAGAGTTCATCCGGAATCTTGTCAAGCGAGACGTTGGCAGTCTCTTCTGTCTCAATCTTCCCAGACAATTCGTTCGAAATCCTATTTTTCCAGTTATCCGGATCGCGGTTACACAACGCGAAGATTACGGCAGTCGCATTTGGCAAAGCCTTGCGCGTAATTGTTGTCTGCTTCTTGATTCGCGGCTGGCCGGGATTGTGTGGGTCTTGCTCATATTCGGTTTTTGTCTCTTCCCATTCCTGCCCGCAAATTAGGGCCTTTAACGACTTCTTGGCATCGGAAAGGATTCCGTTCATTTCCCACTCCAAAAACACGTCCTTTGCCCTTTTAACCGCGTCCTTGAAGTCCTTATTTTCATCCATCCAGCGATAGAACGTAGATTTGACAATGCCGCCCAACTCTGCGGCCCGTTCGAACGTTTCCCCGTTCTCAATCGCTGCACAGATTTTCTTGACCCTTTCCGGCGTACACATCGGAGTCCTTCCTCTTTTCTTAGCCATAGCCTTCACGTTTGAACGCCCTTCTTTCAAAGAGCGTTTTTGGTTTGTTAAACTAAATCGTCAAAAAGTCCTTTTTCCCGTGGCCTTAGTGCTTCCAGTTCTGCTTGAAAGAAATCGGCCTTTGTTTTCCCTGCCGCCTTCCCTCTCCGGGTGTGGACATCATAGGTGTACTCCGGAATCTTGATTGGCTCACGTCTCACGTCCTCAATCCATCGCTCCACATCGCAGTCCTTCCGGTCGTAGATGAAATTTTGAAGATGGTCTGCGTCCCGATTCTTCCGGCAGTCGCACAGTAGCAACACCGCCTTGCTGAGAAAGATTCTCCCTTTCGGCTCTTTAGCCTTCTCATTCACGAACAGATACCCTTTGTAAAGTGCCTCAATCTCTTTCGTGATAATCCCATAACAATCCTCTGCCGAAATCGTGAACAGTCTCTTCCAGACATAATCCACATAACCACTATGCCAGAGTTCCAATGCGAAGAATCCAGCAACCCTTGCGTCTGCTCGTCTTACGGCCTTCTGCATCGCAGAAGCGACCTCGTAAAAGTCATAACCGTTCCGTGTCCTCATCTGGTACATAGCCTAACCCTCCTGCTCTGGTTCATAATTACGGGCAATCTCTCTGGCCTCTTCTTTCGAAGTGATGGAGCAGAACTCCCCGATAGTGCTGATTGTGCAGTCATCCACGTTGAACCTTCTCACATTGAAGAATCGTTTTCCGTCATAGTTCAACTCGCTTGTGACAAAGCACAAATTTTTGTAAAGCCCACTCTCAATTCGTGTGCCGAAGAATCTCATCGCGGCACGGTCGAACCAATGGAATCCGGCGGCTTTGCTCAAAGCCCTGCAATCTGCAATCGTTTTCGGTGTTTTCATATCGCTTTCCTTTTAGCAAGTAACAACTCTCTTTACCAAATCTTCGATGGTTCCACCGTAAACCTTGCAATTACGGTAGGGATTCAATTTCTTGTAGGCCGTCTGAATATCGCCTTTGACCCGTCCTGCCTCATACTCTTTGTAAAAAGCATTGTCAATAGTTCCGAAACTGTGTCTCTTGATGCTCATAACTCTTGTTTTTGTTCCGGAAACCCGTCCGGTCGGTTGGTTCATTCTCGAATCCGACTGCAAGTTAGCATTTATTTTTTAATTACCAAAATTTTTTGTTAATTTTTTTCAAAAAAGTTTTAGAACGGGAACTGCATCGTGATATTTATCTCTTGGAAGTTCTTAACCTGCGAACCTTCCCTCTTGATTCTTACGCACTCCCCAAAGTATTGACGCATCTGAAGCATCGCTTCAAGTTCGGTGTCTTTGTTCCGGTATTCCGACAACCCTCCCGGATTAACGAATGTATCTTTCTGCTTGAAAGCAAACCGCTTGTCAATAAGAACCATCCTCTCTTTGTACTTGACGTAACCGCTTATCCAGAAATCCTCTTTCAACTTCAAGCCTTTCGGCCAGAAGGTGTTCTCCGAGCGGATGACCCCATAGGCACAACCCGTAACCCTTTCACTCATCACATAAGGTTTCTCCGGATTGTAGAACAACGGTCTCTGTGCCTTGCTGAATCCGAACAGAGAAATCCCAAGCATCTTCGATATACGCCACAGTTTCTCTATGGTCTTTCTCACAACTGCCGGGTTCACAATGTTGGCCGAACTTACGTCCGGTTCGAAATACTGGGGCTGAAATTCGTGAACGTCATCGTCCAGCATAAACAACTCTCCAAAATGCTGCACCATCCAGTTCCTTTTCGCTGGTAGCCCCTTGACAGAATCCGGATGCACGACTATCTCAACGTCCGGGTTCATTTCGGCGTAAATCCCGGCCTCTGACTTCGCCACGCACACAATCGGGTCAGTAATCAGTTTTTTCGAGATAACACGTTCTGGACGTTTATAGGACGGAATTACTATACTCAAAGACATTTCTTCAAATCCTCTATTGATATGACGTTCGACTTTATGACCTCATCCCGTTTGTAGGATTTCATCTTGTTCATTCCCAGACGCTCACGGAGCCAATTTGAATCAATCTGGTTTCTGCTCACAATGATAAACACCTCTGCGTCCTCATCGTAAACCGGGATAATTGGATAATCGCAGTTTACGTTTGTAATCTGGCCGAACTTTTTCTCAAATTCGGAATTATCCGTCTTTCCACCAGCGAACTCGCTTTTGTCAACACCCCATTTCTGCAACTGCTTCCGGTTCCACGTATCGAGCATCTTTCTATCCCAGACTCCAGAGTGCGTATTATCACGCACCATTATCTCGTCCTCTTCTTCCTCAGTCAGACCCTCGATTAAGATAGTAGGAACCGTATCCATTTTCAGAAGTTTCGCGGCCTCGCTCCTGCGCTCTCCGGCAATCATTACCAGTTCCCCGGTTCGGTCACTCAGCAGAATCGGACGTGCTTCAAAAAACTTAGGGTTTGCCTTGATGCTTTCCGCAAGTTCCTCAACTCCATTTGGCCCCTGCTTTCTGGGATTCTTCGGATTCGGACGCAAGTCCGACAACTTTCTGTAAACAATTTCCATATCACAAAGTTATAATAATTATCTTTTCTTCAACCGTACTGATATTCCATAAATCATAAAAGAGAACGTCAAAAAAATCCCATCGGACTCAAAGACGAGACCGATGGTCGGAATTAATAAAAACTGTGTTCTGTCGATAAATACAAGCATCATTTTCCAAAAACAATTTTTTTCATTTGGGCGGCGCACTTGATTTCCGGATGCTCTTCCAGACATTTTATGAAAGCGTCTCGGCCAAGTTTCCGGTATAACGGGACAAACGTCTTTTGAATCAAATCTGCTGGCTCTCCCGGCTCTATCGCCTTACTCTTCCCCAGTCTGACCGCCTCTGCGCTGCACTCGAAAAGGTCTCTTCCTCTCTTGTCAACAATGATGTAAGTTATACTATTGACTTTTATTTCGCCATAATATCTTGCGATGCTCAACTGAGAGTTGACCCAAACTTCTTCTGTCATTAAAATAGGCGCGTCCATTCGTTTTCAAATTTTTCTCCGTCAACAACTTCAAACAAATCGTCCCGGACGTGAACAATATACGAATATTCCGGTGCAGTCTGGAAAACTGAACCGCCGTTTACAAAATGGAAAACGGCCTTTCCGCCCGGCCTTCTTTCAATTTCCATCTGTCCGTTCCCAACGAACTCCACCAGTCGAGGCAGATTCTGTCTTGTGACGTTTACGGCCCTTCTACGGCCACTCCCGAATCGGAGGATAAAGAGGTTTCCGACATTGATATTCGGCCTTGAAATCGCCTCTTTTCCCACTAATTCCGGATAATTCTCATCAGAATATTTTGCAAACACAATAAACCTGCTTGCGTCCGGGTCATCGTTAATTTTTATCAGCCTATCACCGAGCCTTCCAGAGACCGCATCATATATCGCAAGAATGAATTCCGGGTCGCGGTTACAAGAATAATCCACCTCAAAGAAAAAACCGCCGTCCCCTCTTTTCGGGAAGCATTTTTTTCCAGTCAGAGATTCGACCATTATAAACAGTTCGGAATCGTAGGGAGTAAGTCTCGCTTCCATCATCGAACAATTTTTTTTTGAATCATTTCCCATCCCTTCGGGCCAAAAGCCATTTCTCGCGGATATGCCACAATGTGATTTTCCGGGAACTCCATATTGAAAAGGCCAAGTTTCCCATCAACCGGCACCTCAACGACCCTGCGAGGATTCCGAACGAGCCAGCCATATCCGCTCTTCCACCGATTCTCCACACAACTTGCCTTCCAGTCATCTTCCGTGAATTCTTCAACGGGCTTGCACCCGTATATTTCCACGATTCCTACTGCATATCCGGACAACCTTCCTTCGATTACCGGATTCTTGCACGAACATATCAGAACATCCCCACGGTAATTCGTTCGGCGGCTTCGCAATTCGATGCTTTTCTCAGCAAGCCAATTTCCGTCTGCATCCCTGCTGACAATTTTTGTCAGCAGGTCGGCAAACGGTTGCTTTACACTCAGACACTTAAAAATCTTGTTCATCGCCGGGCATATCATCAATCGGGTTATAATATTCTTCTGGCTGCGGAGCCGGAGCGGAATAGTCTGGCTTCTTTCCAAGAAGTTCCATTTCTTCGACAACGACCTCAGTCACATATCTGGTCTGGCCAGCGTTGTCTTTATAATCCCGTGTCCTCAGCCTACCGCAAACAAGTAACGGAGTTCCTTTCTTGACATACTTTTCACAAACCCCAGCGAGTCCACTTTTCAGTACGACAATGTTATGCCAGTCCGTAACTTCCGGAATCTGCCGGCCATCCTTCGTTTCAAAACCTCGCCGAGTCGTGGCAAGGGAGAATTCAGCGACTTTTCCGCCGCCTTCAAAGTCAGTAATCTTCGGGTCTTTCCCGACATTCCCTTTCAAAAAAACCTTGTTCATTGTGTCAATTTTTCTTCTATGAATTTAATAACCTCGTCAAACTCTTGCTGCGGAACACTTCTGGGTTTCCTCAAATATACAATCGGATAATAGCCACGTTCCGCCTTGAACCAAATCAATGGCCCTTTCGCGAAACTTTCGCCCTTTTTATCGAAAACATATACTTTCATCAATTCTCAAATTTGGCAAAATCCAGCAGGAACCTCTGCTTGCTCTTCCAGTTAGCCGCTCTACACAATGCGTCCCGGTCATTCTCAAAGACGAATTCAACCCAGTAACCGCCAAATTCGCTCCGACCCATTATCTTCATCAACTTCCCTATAAAAAAACGTTTATAGGCCGCGTAATTGCTTCTATCGTCAATTTCCCGGACTCTGACCGTCCCTTCATTTTTCGGTTGATAAATCGAGGCCCGCTCAAAATCCCTCTTCATCGACCGGCGAACAGTATCTCTGAAATCACTCATTGGTATCAAGAATTTCAGTAGCCAAAAGAATCGGCTGCAACGGCTTATTAAAAGTCAACATACAAACCCAAATCACTCCAGTTTCCTGCACTTTTTTGAGTTCATCCGGAGAAAGTTTCCAGCAGGTAATAACTTCGCCGTTATCACGTTTTTTTGCGGGCAAAGGAATATATTCCGGCTGGTTTTCCCCATACACGCAGTTGACACCCTTAAACTCAATCGGTTCCATATTCTTTTTTCAATTTTTCAATAACTTTTTTGTTCGAAGAGTATATACGCATTGACTGTCTCCGGCCATTCTCCCAGACCGCGTGGTGTTCAAAGCAAAGGATATTCGTGTTCCGTGGGTCGTGGGCCATTTCTGGGTGCGCACCTCTGGACAAGATATGCGAAACAAAAGTTGCTGAATACTGTCTCAGCGGTCGCATACACTCTTCGCAATAATGTGGCTTGTTATTCCAGACCCACCGGTAAAACTTTTCGTTCTCTTGGGGTGTGTGGCCCTTTCCGAACAGTTCCGTCTGGATAGATACGCGAAGGTCGTGCGTCAGTTCGAAGCGTGTGTCTAACAATGCGTCATAACCTCGGCTCTTGGCGTAGTCGTACAACTCACGCGCATCTATCACAAACGGCTCTTCCATCAGTCCTCATCTGGCATATCGTCCGGGCCTTCAAACAACGACAACTGGGCTGACTTTCCGTTGAACAGAAATTCGTAAACCTCAGTCTTGACCGAATCCACGATTTTTTCCAGTTCTTCTTCGAAGCCGAACGAAATCTGGGACAACTTGATTCTGGGAGTATTGATGCAGGTCTTTAGGCCGTTGGCGGTCTCAAAGACGCTGGTAATCACAACTCCAACACTCTCATTGGTTCCAGACCACGCTACACCACGGACATCGAACTTCTCCAGCAGTCCGTCAGCGAACTCGCGGGCCTTCTCCATCTTGGAAGCAGGAATCTTCATTTCATCGCTTTCCAGCAGAGACAAGAAGGAAGTGATTCCGAGGCACCGTCCCACGACAATCCGCAAATCCTTGAACAGATTCAGAAGGTCTGGATGAATGTCACGGTCACTTGTCTCCACACGGTCAACAAGACAACTCTCCCCATCGTTGACAACGACAATCTGGTAATTGACTTTCAAGCCACCGCCCGGCAGTAACTTGACTTTGGAAAGATTGAAATCTTTCGCGCTTGGGATTTCTTTCATAACTATTTGGTTGGTTTTGGAGATTCGACCATTACGCCCTTAGCAATCGTAACCATCGCCACAATATCGTCTATCATAGCAACCTCAGCAGGGCCGTTGTTCTTTGCAGTCTTAGACTGCTCCGCCCATTTCTTTACATACTCCAACACGTATGCCGGCGGATAATTCATTTTGACGGGTTCGTCCATTTCAAAAATCATCTTGACTTAATAATTCAGTTATTTTATCCAAATCCCGCGAATTTCCGCACATCGGTTCCGGGATGGTAGATTTATTGTTTTTGGGGAAAGGTATCGTCATTTCGCCTCTTTCGGCCTTTTCCTGCGATGCCTTTTTTGCCAGCCTCTTTCCGAAGGCTTCAGAAACTTTCTTAGCCGCATCCTCTGGATATTCCTTGACTTCTAACTTCACAATTCCTTTCTCTACCAGAATAGGCAAACAACGCTTGACTGCCAGAACGTCCTGCCAAGCATCGTGCGCTGGATAAGTCTCTCCCGGAAAACAACGTGAATATAACTCTTCAAGTTTCGGGAACTTCAAACGTCCGTCCTGCGTCCGGGCATCGACCCACTTCATCGAAGGCTGCATCGTGTCTATCCTCTTTCCCTTGAACAACGCATCCTCTACACGGTATGAATCATACCATTCCCTACCCAGTTCACGAAGGACATTCGCTTTCACGATGCTTGTGTCAAAATGGATGTTGTGGGCGGCAATCAAACCTGCCGAAAGGCAGTCTCCGACAAACTTCTCGATTACTTCCTTGAAAGGAACGCCAAACCTCCGGGCTTCCTCATTCGTTATGCCGTGAATCTTAACGGCCTCTTCCGGAATCTCCCAGTTGTCCGGCAGAACAACAAAACTTTCCTCAATAGGCCCGAACGCCCAAGCAATCTGCACAATGTGCGGAAAATCCAAATAGTCCTCTTCCCACTTCGCGCCCCTCGCCGGAATCCCGGTAGTCTCAGTATCAAAAAACAAAACGTTGTCGATTTCCATAATCAGATAGTTCTCGGCTCTTCAATATAAACTTGTAGATGTTCTGCGGCGAATTGCTTCAACCACTCGATATAGTCCAGAAGTCTTTTCTGGCTCATAGTGCGCGGCTCTTCTGTGAATCCGACAAACGGGCATTGTTCGCGAAGCCAACTCTCTGTCTTTTCATCACTCATCCGTTCCCCGGTCTCCCACATTGCTGCCCGAATTGTCGGAACAATATAATTGTTATAATAGCCCAAAAGAGCCTCAGAGGAACCCGGTTCCACGGCTTCAATCCTCATTATCACTCTCAACCCTTTGTGGTCTGAAAAGAACATTTTCAGCCTATCCATCGGGATTCGCAACTGGCCGTCCATCCCGATAATGCCGGACTCACTAATATCTGAATGTTTCATATCAGTTAGCCTTCGGGAAAAATTCATCTTTCAGTTCCGGGAACTCTGCGACAATCATCTGCGCAACAGTAAGATTATATGCTTGCTGGCATAACTGCCGGACATACAAACGCTCTTCTGCGCTCATTCTCGATTTCCCTTCCAAGATAAGCAGAAACTCGTCTCTCATAGCCTCCGCTTTCCAGAGGATGAATCTGTCAACAACGTGGGCATACGGACGCTGGTTCATCTTTTTAGCCAATTCTCTGACAGTCCGTCTGTCCTCTTTCTGGGAATTGAAATATCCTTCCAGATTCCCGATGAACTCCGGCATCTGACAAACGTCCTCTACCGTCTTTCCCTGCAACGCCTTGCACGATGCGATTTTTTCTCTCACTTCTCTTTTCATATCAACCCTCCGTGTATTCTTCGACCCTCATTTCCTCTTGACCCCGGACAACATTCTCTATGAATCCTTGATACCCATTCTTCCGGGCAATTCCGACAATCGTTTCCAGACGCTTCGCTCCAAGCGATTCCCCTCTGGCAATCCGGAATACCTTGACCTTCGGATTGCAAGCGATGACTAATTTCGCGGCAACTTCCATCGTCTGAGAATCCGATACCTTTCCGGGAACGAACGGAACTCCGTTTAGTTCCAGCCCGTCCTCATTGAACGACAACCCTTCAAGCGGCAGTTCAGCGTTTGCTATGATTCCAGCCCTCTCTTCCAGAAGCCCGGCAATTCTTGCATCCATCTGGTCTGCCTTTTCACGAACTGCGTCATACTGGGCCTTTTTCTCGCGATATTGCGCCACCAAACCGTAACGCTTGTTATGTTCTTCGGCTTTCTCTAAAAGGGCCGGAATGTCCGTCTTTTCGGGGTTGCTGGCCTCATACGTGGCCAGCCATCCTTCGGCGTTCGCTTTCTTGGTCTCCCAATCAGCCCGCTCCCGTTCAATCAGTTCGGATTCATTGTCCAGAAACTTGCGCTTCTGTTCCAAATCCTTCTTTGCGTTCTCGACATCTCTCTCATAGGCTGCTTTCGCCCTCGCGACCGCCTCTTCGTAGGTCTTATCTGCTGCCAGCCGTCCGACCTTGACCGCTTCCTTCCGTTCCGGAATCTTCGACAACTGTTCTGTTCTCTGGGCCAGCATCGAACGGACTGTCTTTGCCTTCTCAATCAACTGAGCGTTTTTTGACTGCCGTTCCATCAAAGAAGAGACATCGACCGGAGAAACATATTTGTCCTCATCCCCCGGCTCCAACTGTTCCCTTGCGGTCTTACAGATAGCAGCGAAGGTCTTTACATCCCGGTTGACCCCGGTACGTTCCGACTTCAACTCGGCAACCTCCGTATCAATCTGCTCAATCCGGGTTCTGACTTCCGGTTTCAGCAACGACTTGACAACCTCAATCTGCTTGCGCCGGCCCTCAGCAGTCTCAGACCAGCGGAGAAATTCTACGGCATCGAAATCTTGATAACCAAAGATGCGCTGCAACATCGAAACGTTGCTGGTCTGCAACCCGGTTGTTTTCTGCTTAATGGTTAATGTCCCGCGAGGATTCGCCTCAGTGAACGACAAAGAAACGTCAAACTCTTCTCCATCGTCCCCAACGACCATCTTCGCAAAACCCTTGCTTGACCCGTTCCTAAGAACGTCATCCCGTTTCCCGGTAAGCAACGCCCCAATCGCTTTCAGAAGCGTTGATTTTCCCAGTTCATTATCCCCGGTCACAAAATAGACGCTCCCGGAGAAATCAGCCTCGAACTTCTCAATTACTTGAAAGTTCAGCAACTCTAACTTTTTGATATACATCGTATCGCTTTTTTATGGGCCATCGGCCCGGTTTATCTATCGTACCCAGTAATTCCCAACCGTCTTGTATCCACAATCCCACGTATCCCAGATTCGGCAATCCGGCCCCACAAACGTAAGGTGGTTTGCCAGACTTAGAACGTAATAGTGACCCGGCTTCGCTATCTCTTGACAGAACTCCCTCGCGGTGTATTTCGTGTTGTCATCCCTGCGCGGCATCCTCTGTTTCTCATAGCCCTCTTCTTTCAGATAGCCGATATAGTTATCCGGCCAATTCATCATCTGGCCGTTGCAATAACCTCTTTCAGACAAATCCATATAGACCTCGTTCCAACTCTTGCAGAGAAACCCTGCTATCGCACGAACCACACAATCTCCGGTGGATTGCTGGAACGGATTCAAGTTCGAACAATGGAACGTTGCGTTATCCGGACGCTTTTTGCACTTACTCATATCGCTTTCGTTTTAGGCAAAGAAATAATAAGTCCAGTTATAGGTTTTAGAAACAACCTGCAATTCGTAGAATATCTTCCCGGCTTCCAGTTCCGACTTGATTTTGGCAAGCATCCTCTGCGCTCCCTCTCTGTCCCAGTGGAGCGTCCTTGCATCAGCAACCATTGATTCAAGATGCTCTTTGATTTCGGACAACTTCTGCGAACCGCGCATCCAGTATTGCTTTTTTGCGGTGCAGCATCTGACAGATTCTGTGGCAAGCATCAGTTTCAGCGCGTTCCGGTCAGTCTGGGTCATATATGCCAGACCCGATTTGTCGATTACGGTAAACGTTCTCATCACTCAACCCTCCCGATTAGTGAAGAACAGTTTGACGTGCGTTCATTTTATGAACCGAGCCGTCTCTGTGCGTAACCTCAAACGAAATATATTCAGCAAAAACTGCATCAACCTCAGTAACCTCGGCGAAGATTCCGATACGGGCGCAGGATTCGCGCCATTTTTTCATTTGAGAAAGAGCGGTTTCGCGGGCTGCGCACGCTTTAATAAATTCTCCTTTGTCGTTAGTTAAAACCCAAATCGTTTTCATAACTCTTATTTTTAGTTCCGGGAACCGCCCCGGTGCGTCTGATTCATCATTGAATCTGGTGCAAAGATAAACCTTTAATTTTAATTACCAAAATTTTTTTGCATTTTTTCTAAAAAAGTTTTGACGAGTCTAAAATCTTCGGCTCCAACCTCAACGACCCTTCAGCCAGAGACTTCTCAAAAGCCAAATCGGTTTCCCGGTGCTTTCCCAGTTCAAACCACCATTTTCGCTTCGCCCTCTGGCAGAATATCCGACAATCCCCCTTTTCGTCTCTGGATATGTATGCTTTGACCCTTTCTATCATAAGAACAATTTTAACTGCTTATCCAACAACTTCTCGTTTAACTTGTCCAATTCCTTTTCCATTTGCTTCGACAGTTCCAGAGCATCCTGCTTCCGTGTATTGAAATAGCGTCTCTGGTTGTGCCGCATCTGGGACACGAACTCGACATATTCCCGGAAGGATTCGGGAGTTATTTTCGACAAATCCTCGATTTGAGGCGTTTTTATTTCAGCCATAGTAATTTTCCTATCCAGACAACAAAGTGCCACTAAATCGCCTATTTTACGCCTTTCACAGATTCAAACAAATTTCCGTGTTCTCTCTCCGGCAAATTCGCCTTGACCCAACTCAACTTGTTAGCCAAAACAAACCTCCCAAAGTGCATCAGTAAGATTGCATCAGAACTCCACAACGTTGCCTTCAATCCCGGATATAATTCTCCGGCCTTTTGCTGGTAACGCTTCTTTCGGTCTCCCTTTTCCTCTTTCTGGCCACGAACACGCAGTTTTAACGTGGTCTGCCAAGTCATCGGGTGTACCATAACATACGGAATCCCGGCAACCGCAATTAGAGCCTTCAACTGCTCATAGTTGGCGATTAGTTTCTGAATCCGGTACAACTTTCCCATATTGGCCTTCCCGTCTCCCTGCGAAATATCATCCGGACGAACAGACAATTTCTCCAAAAAGACAATCGGCTTATAAGTTTCAGATATATATTCCAGAAATTCTCCCAACTTTTTCAAATCCTTTGGCATCTTGATTACCTGCGGATTCCGGCCAGCGATAAAAACGGCAATCCCACCGTTCGCACCGGGGTCGATGCCGACCACACAATTAACTACAACCTTATCCATTGATATAATCCTTTATTTGCAACTCGTTTTGGCAAATGTATTCAAATGCCGATTCCAGAGCCTTTCGCCTACCGATAACGTAAGCCTTGAACTTTATTTCTTCCGAATCCTTTCCAGCGTCCCGGACACGCCTCGCCTCTGAAAATTGTCCTTTCCCAGTAAACGACAATATAGACTTTCTCAATACATACTGTCGTTCCTCTTCCGTAACAACAACATCGTCAGCAAGACCAACAGATTCAAGAATCTCATAATAGAGCATTTCGCCTATCAGCGTAATTTTCTCCGGCAATCGGCCACAGTATTTGTAGAACAAAAAAGTCCAGACAAGTTCCTCCCGGATTTTCTTTTCAATCCTTCGAACCTCTTCCGGGTCTTTCTTAGGCACCTGCTTCGGCATAGCCTCAACCGCCCTTCTCAGAATCTGTTTCCTTCTGCTCTTATAAGCACTCATAACCTTCCCGACATATTCAGCATTGAAATTCTGGTAGTGGCTGCGGTCGGGCTGGTTGTCTCTTCCCTTCGGCAAAAACTCATCCAGTTCTCCGTTCATACACATTTCAAACGACAACCGGAAATCCTTCAACGTGAAATCGCCGTAATAACGCCTCAGTATCTCTGCAATCCGGACAACCAAATAATTGTTGTCATCTTCATTCGTAATACGGTAGCCGACATCCTTCATTATCCATTTCAGATTCGCTCTCAACTCCGCAGTCAGTTCGACCCCGTTATATTCTGATACCGTCTTTGCGGTGGATGCGGAAAGGACAGACCTTTCCAGACCGGACAATACCGAAACAACTTCCGGCATCTTGACCATTTCCCTGCGAATCTCCACCGCAGTCTTTGGCTTTTCGTATCGCACGATTCCGTTCATCGCAAATCCTCTCCCATCATTCTTAGATATTCAATAGCATCCGGAGACAAAGCAGTTCCGCTCAACTTCCTCAGTTTCCCGTCTGCCATATCCCTACGCATAAACCCTCTGGCCGTAGCAATCCAGTCTGATTTTTTCTTGTTGCTTCCACTCGACCAGTCAGCAACTGCGTGAAAGTAATAACCCAAATCTATCCCATCAAATTCCGGTTTCGTAAAGCAGGCAGAGAACTTTTCAAAATCGTTGTATTTGCTATCGGCAAAAAGACAAAGTTTCTCATTCGTCCGCTTCGGACTTGTAACAATAGGAACATCCGGGAAGAGGATGCCGCACTCGGCATCACTATCTGGTTTATTATCTGTTTTACTACTGTTATTAATATCTTCTACTATTATACATTTGTCGGTTTCGGCATTTCCATTTGTCGATTTCGACAAATGCATTTGTCGATTTTGAAACGCATCAGAAAAAGCATACCAAATAGTCCGGTCACGGGCAGAAGCGTTATAATTCCCGGTAACAATCACTTCTTTGTCAATCAGAGAGTTGAGGATTCTTCTAATCTGGCCTTTAGACCAAAAAGGGAACAACTTTGAGAAAGCCTCGATACTGTTGTAAGTCCAAAACCTTCCTTCGTAAAAATGTCTGCCATTAGCCTCATTTTTGGCAATCCAGAAAGAAAGGTTATTTATCATTATGGCCTCATCCACTCCGTACAAAACGGCTATGTCGGTCTCAAATTGATAAGTCATAATCAAACACAATTCCCGGCATTGGGCTGCGACACACCAATACCGGGAATCTTTTACCAGTCCGAAGAACTGGCGATGTTACTCACTCCGTTGGTCGCAGTCAACGTTTTCACTGCAAAGATAATCAATTTTCCTTATCTGGTAACAACAAAGAAAGATTCTGTTCCGGTGTGATTAACTTGCGTATCTCCGCTATCCGAGCATCATTGGCCACCAGAGAGACAACCGGAAATCTTGACGTGACCCCCGGCTTGTTGCTCTTTGCGAACTGAACAGACAAATCAAACACAGTCTGGCACACAGTCCCTCTCATCGTCTGGACACCATCGAACGAATTACGAATGTTCCGGATGCTCGATGCAGCACCCTTCGTAGAGAACTGCCATACTCCGACAACGCCTCTGACCGCAGGGATGATAAAGCGCAGAGTAAGGGCAACGTCCCAGTTGTCCGCTCCCCTCTTAGTGGGATGCTTCTCTGCAACCTTCGCCATTATGTCCGGATATTTCTCTACCGGGCAGGAAACATAAACCTTCCCATTCCAGACTTCGAATGTACGTCCGTCCCCTTTAGCAACCAACGCACCAGCATTGTCACGGTATTCGTATCGCTCGTTGCAAACAATAGCCGGGTCATCTTCCGGGAACACAATCTGAATAGTCTGGGGCTTTTCGCCGTATGCTTGCGTGAACATCCCGGCATACTTTCCGCTCGGACGGAAATAATCAATGCTCATCGGATAACCACGCTCTGACTTCATTCCGATATGGAGCCTCCCGATTTCCGGCAGTTCCAGAATCGCCGGACGCTCTTCCGGCCTATAAATCCTTCCAGTCATCAGAACTCAATTTCTTCGTTAAACAAACTCGGCTCTGGCTCCCACGGTAAATTGTCTATTTCGGACGATTCTGCGGCTTTTTCGCTCTTTTTGGATAAATCCCCTTCCTGCTCCGCGTTCTCGCTAATTTGGGCCTCTTTCTGGCCTTCTGGAGACTTTTCCTCCGGAGCCTTCGTCTTGATAAACTCTGCAAGAGACAACGACAACACGTTGTCCATCAGTTTCCCTTCGTCCAGCCTCAACCGGCCCCGGATGACCGTGACAGTATTCTCGCGTTCTGCATCCTTGATGGCAGCAAGAGCCAAGAGATACGGCAACTTGACGGCGTTCTCGCTATCCGTCTGTTCTTTCAAATTGTACGTTGGCTTCGTGCGCCAATCCTTCGGGCTGAAATTGAACAAACGTTCGATAGGCTTTCCGGGAAAGTTCGCGTTCCACATATCGCGGTACAGATGCAACTGCAATTCGTGTTCCTCATAGAAACCCTTCCGGCCACTCTTGAAGTCCACGATTGCCGAGAATACCTTTCCACTCTTCGGCTCCGTCATTATGCAGGGAAGGTCAACGCAACCGGCGTATCTGCACTCCGGATGGACAAGACCAATTTCTACGGCCAGAGGTTTCACATTGTAGTCCCGGACAAACTGCGCGAACGCCAGTACGTCTTTCCGAATCTTGATGCACCACTCGCCAAAAACCTTCTCCGGCAGATTCTCACGCTCCATAAATTCCAGCACATATCCCGGAACCATATCGAAGTCGTATTCCCGGTTGATAATCAACTTTTCGAACTGTCCGTGCATAAACGTTCCATAGGCTGCTGCAAGGTCGCGTTTCTCGGTGGCTCCTTCTTTCCCATTGGCAAGCATCCAGTCAAGAAGGAAGGGAGACATAGGCATAACCTGCTTCAACATCGTAGTAACGGACGGATAGAACTCCGGCTCTCCATTTTCATCGAAGCGGTAGTAATACCGATAACCGTCAGAGTTCAACTGATACAGACGGTATTTCGGTTCGACAAGTGCCGTTGAATCAAAGAACAACGCCTTGATTTCTTCAACGGTCATTCCGGGAGCAACCTCAATCGGTTCCCCAACAACGTTCTCATTTTCTTTCATTTCGTATCGCTTTTAATTCGTGAATGTAAATCAGAACGAACACAAGGCAAAAGGCAAACGTAAAGATATGCCACCAAGCCCCATAGAAGATAACTCCGACCGCGCTAAGGGCGGCAAGAAATCCGAACACAACGATTCCAGCAATCTTACCAGCCATATCCTTAGTCGTTAGAGATTCCAAGCAGAAAGTCTGCACTAACTCCAGTCATATCACACACGATTTTGACCCACT